CTAAAAAAGATGAACTAAATGGTATTATCAACAAAATCGTTGACACAGTAGCAGGCGGTAAAGCAGACGTTGAAGAAGATGTGGACCCTGGTGAAGAAACAGATTATGCAAAAACCTTCAAAACACCGTACGGTGAAGTAGTTGCTAACTGGTCTTTTTATTCTGGAGGTTTTGATGATTTTGATGTGGAAGACCCAATCCTCCAGACCATAATCAACGACATGGAAGATGAATATGATGAAATAGATCATGATAATGTAGTAGACTTCATTAAGGCAGCAATGAAAAAGCGCAAAGGCATGAACGAAGCAGACGTTGAAGAAGACAACGCATTCAACACAGCCGCAGCCAACGCTAAAAAAGCTGGCAAAAGCGAATTTGAATTCAATGGCAAAAAATACAAAGTTAAAATGGATGCTAAAACAGCAGACGCCTTAACTGATGATATTGATATATTACGTAAATTATCAGGACTAGTATAATGTATAGAAATATTAAAGATTATTTGACAGAAAGTGAAACAACACAAGAAGCAGTAGGCGAACCAGCAGCACCACTGTATGACTTGATTGACGAAGTTGGATCACATCAGCTAGTACTAGACGAACTTGTTCGTTTCCTAGATGTAGACCAAATTGAAGAGTTTGTTGCAGACTTCCGCAGACACCATGATATGCAAGAGGCAAGTATTGGTGCACCAGATTATAACCCAGCCGCTGGCAAATGGGAACATAATATGGATGATGAAGACGAAGATGAAGATGAAGAAAAAAGATATCAAATTAGATACTTGCCATACGATAGTGATAAATTTAAAATCGTTAAAGGCTTTACTTCCAAAGAAGAAGCCGAAAAGTATGCTAAAGCAGAAAACTTTGATGAACTAGCCGACGAATGGAACATTGAAGAAGAGAACGATGACAAAAAAGATGAGTCAATTGATCTTCTTAAAAAACTAGCAGGACTATAAATGTTAAGAAGCCTGTGGTAGATTCACAGGCTTTTTTTCTGAATAAATATCATTATGAGCACAGCCAATACAGATCTAGTTAAAAAACCATACCGTAAAGAAAACCTAACTCATGATCAAATACTTGAGTTAGCTAAATGTATGCAAGATCCCAAATACTTTATGACAGAACATTGTTGGATTCAACACCCAACTAAGGGGCGTATGAAGTTTGGGCTGTTTGATTTTCAAAAAGAACTAGTTGACACTTATCACAATTTCCGTTACAGTATTGCACTTATCAGTAGACAAATGGGTAAGTCAACAGCCGCAGCAGGTTATCTGTTGTGGTATGCTATGTATAACCCAGATCAAACTATTCTTATTGCAGCACACAAATACAGTGGTGCGCAAGAGATCATGCAGCGTATACGTTTTGCATATGAAACACTGCCTGACTATCTACGCAGTGGCGCAGTTAGTTACAACAAAGGCAGTATAGAATTTGACAATGGTAGCCGTATTGTAGCACAGGCAACCACCGAAAACACTGGACGTGGTTTGTCCATATCATTAGCATACTTGGACGAATTTGCATTCGTTAGGCCCAATATTGCTCGTGAATTCTGGACTGCACTTTCACCAACATTGAGTACAGGTGGTAAATGTATTATTACTAGTACCCCCAACCAGGATGATGACCAGTTTGCACAAATTTGGAGACAAAGCCAAAAGATGTTTGATGAGTTTGGTAATGAAACTGAAGTTGGTGTAAATGGGTTTCGTGGATACAGTGCAGACTGGAAACGTCATCCAGATCGTGATGAAGAATGGGCAAGTGTAGAACAGGGTAAGATTGGTGAAGAACGTTTCCGCCGTGAACACTTAAACGAGTTCATTGCATTTGATGAAACGTTAATTAACAGTTTACACTTAGTGGAATTGTCAGGTGAAGATCCTTATAAGAAAACAGGCCAAGTTCGTTGGTATGATACAATAAAAGATGGCAACACATATGTTATAGGATTGGACCCAAGTTTGGGAACAGGTGGAGATCCAAGTGCGATACAAGTCTTTACCTTGCCTGGCATGACACAAGTGGCAGAGTGGCAACACAATAAAACACCAGTACAAGGACAGATACGTATACTGAAACAAATATGTGAACAAATACGTGAAGAAGCACCCAACAGTGAAATATACTGGAGTGTGGAAAATAATACACTGGGTGAAGCAGCAATCGTTGTAATTGATGAAATGGGCGAGGAACAAATACCAGGTACATTTTTAACTGAGCCTAAAAAAGCAGGTGCTGCTCGTGTTGCTAGACGTGGATTTAATACAACTAACCGCAGTAAACTAACCGCCTGTGCTAAATTTAAACAGTGGGTTGAAAGCGGTAAACTAAAAATTAAAAGTAAAAATTTACTAGGGGAAACAAAAACATTTGTTGCTCGTGGTAGTAGTTATGCTGCAAAAGAAGGCGAGCATGATGATCTTGTAATGAGTACTCTGCTAGTTGTACGTATGACAATGGTTATAAGTCAATATGATGAGAACACATTTGAAGACATGCGTGATAGTTTTCAGGACGATTATGTAGCACCAATGCCAATAGGCTTAATCTAACAAAAAGTATAAATAAGTGTATGGCAGTTAATATAGATTCAGTAAGTACTCAACTTTTTAAAATTATCAAAGGCAACGGTTACGCTGTCCAGCTATTCACGGCTGAGGGTAAAAGCAGTGTAGATCCAGAAGAAGCACGCCGTTATTATATCGGTGATGAAAAGATTATGATTAATTTGGAAAGTAACGATGAGCACGACGAGATCAAAGTTAACCTAGGAAAATCAACAAACTTAAAAGCAATCCGTCCTATGCTTGACAGTATCCGTAATTTAGCAACTCGTAACATTATCGAGTACACGCTAAAAACATTTGGCAAGGATATTGAACCCAAGGATTTTGCTTTTTTGGCTAAAAAGGAAGGTACAATGGAAGTTAAAGAAGGTTTCAGCAAAGCATATGGTAGCACAAAAAGCAGCTATCAGACACTGGAAAATGCACGCCTTATTATCAAACACCGTAAAAATGTAGATGAAGAAGTCCGTGGATCACGTAGTAGAAATATCCATAGCTTGTTTATTGAAAATAACGAGGGCGAAAGATTTAAATTCCCCAACAACAACCTTCCAGCAGCTCGTGCAATGACACGCCATGTTAAAGAAGGCGGTACACCATTTGATATAATTGGTGAGCATATTATTGCACTATCAGAAGAATTTGCAGAGTTACAAAAATTCCGTAACTATGCCAAAAAGAATTCACTAGTCAGTGAAGATACAGCAGATGTTATTGAAGGTGTTAGTTCACGTTTAGATAACATCAAGAAAGAATTCAAGTCACTCAGTGGCACTAAAGGCTATACTAAGTACGTTGAGAATTTTGAAGACAAAAGATCAGCTTTGGAAGAGGATGGTGTTGACACCCTTCGCGACCAATTTACCGTACGCAAGTTTGACGAAAATGTCGCCGATGCATTACCGCACGTTGCCCGAGTAGTGAAAGAAATTAAAGTAAAAGAAAGTCGTGAGACTCGTCTTAAAGATATTATTAACAAAGTCATTAATAGTAAAGATAAGTTAGAATTACGCAAAGAGCTTGATCCTAACGATCCTGATAATCCTGAGAACCTACGTTTTAGTAACAATGTTGCCAAGATGTCAGCGTTCTCAGGATACCTTTCAAAGTATGTAACAGACGATGAACTGAGCAACATGCTTGCACAGTTAAGTGATGATATGCATGACTTTGATAAAAAACAAAAAGAACTATCAATTAAACTCTTGACATTCATTAAAAATAATGCTAATGTTAAAGAGTCTAAAAATGTGTCAGTAGGCACAGAAGAAGCAGTGGTGGAGAACATTGTTGAGTCATTTAGTAAATTTGATCCAGAAGATTTTTTACTATAAACACTTGACATTATTCAAAACTTCTTATATAGTGTGTGATATTGCATAAGTTGATATCGCACACACTAGGCAAAAACTTAGGCAAACAAACAAAGGCTAATATGGAGAAAAATTATGGCAACTTTAGCAGAAATCAGAGCAAAACTTCTTGAACAAGAAAACCGTGGTAACAACAGATCACAACAAGGTGGTGGTGACAATGGCATTTATGCATTTTGGAATATTCCAGAAGGACAGTCAGCCACACTAAGATTCCTCCCAGATGGCGATGACACTAATACTTACTTTTGGCGTGAGCGTCAAATGATTCGTATTCCTTTCAGTGGCGTAGCTGGTGGAGATGAACACAAAGCATGTACAGTAACAGTGCCTTGTATGGAAATGTGGAACGAAACCTGTCCAATTCATGCAGAGATCCGTCCTTGGTTTAAAGACCCAAGTATGGAAGATATGGCTCGCAAGTATTGGAAAAAGCGTAGTTATTTGTTCCAAGGATTTGTAGTTGATAGTCCAATCCAAGAGGACTCAACACCAGAAAATCCAATCCGCAGATTTATTATTAATCCAAGTATCTTTAACATTATCAAAGCAGCACTTATGGATCCAGACTTTCCAGAGCTGCCAACTGATTATGATCAAGGTACTGACTTCCGTCTTACAAAGACACAAAAAGGTCAATATGCAGACTACTCTACATCAAACTGGGCACGTCGTGAGCGTAGTTTAGGTGAAGCAGAGCGTAATGCAGTAGCAGAACATGGCTTGTTTAACTTGGAAGACTTTATGCCCAAGAAACCAGGCGCAGAGGAGATTAATGCAATCTTTGAAATGTTTGAAGCTAGTGTAGACGGTCAACTATATGATCCTTCACGCTGGGGTAATTTTTATCGCCCAGCTGGTGTACAAATTGATATGAATGCAAGCGCACCAGCACCAGTTGCAGCACCAGCACCGCAACCTGCACCTGCTCCAGTAGCAGAAACAGTGAGTGATACTGGATGGCAAGATCCAGCACCAGCAGCAACACCAGAGCCTACTCCTGCTCCGGCTGCTGATGAAGGCAAAGCAAGTGCACAAGATATTCTTGCTGCAATCAGAGCCCGTAAAGGCTAATCCGGCTGTAGGGGGATTTATTTCCCCCTACTTTTTCATAATAGGAGAATAATATGGCAAGACCATTTGATGTAAGTAAATTCCGTAAAAGTATTACGAAGAGTGTGCCTGGGCTTAGTACTGGGTTTAGAGATCCTGACACTTGGATTTCAACAGGCAATTATACACTAAACAAACTGCTAAGTGGAGACTTTCGTAAAGGTGTACCACTAGGTAAAGTTTCAGTATTTGCAGGTGAAAGTGGTGCAGGTAAATCGTTTATCTGTAGTGGCAACTTGGTACGTGAAGCACAAAAACAAGACATTTTTGTTGTGCTAATTGATACTGAAAACGCACTTGATGAAGCCTGGCTACATGCACTAGATGTTGACACTAGTGAAGAAAAACTTCTTAAACTTAACGTAGCAATGATTGATGATGTTGCTAAACTTATTAACGAGTTTATGAAAGACTATAAATCACAATATGCTGATAAAGAAGACACAGATCGTCCTAAAGTATTATTTGTAATTGACTCGCTAGGTATGATGCTAACACCAACAGACATTAACCAGTTTGAAAAAGGCGACTTGAAAGGTGACTTGGGACGTAAGCCTAAAGCACTTACAGCACTTGTTCGTAACTGTGTTAACATGTTTGGTGATTATAACGTTGGACTAGTAGCAACTAACCACACTTATGCGTCACAAGATATGTTTGATCCAGATGATAAAATTAGTGGCGGACAAGGCTTTATCTATGCTTCAAGTATTGTTGTTGCGATGCGTAAACTAAAACTAAAAGTAGACGCAGATGGCAACAAAACAAGCGAAGTACATGGTATCCGTGCAGCGTGTAAAGTTATGAAAACACGTTACGCAAAACCTTTCGAAAGTGTACAGGTAGAAATCCCTTATGAGACAGGTATGTCGCCATACAGTGGTTTGGTAGACTTGGCAGAAGGTAAAGGCATCCTAACCAAAACTGGCAACCGTTTGCGTTACCTAAACAAGGAAACTGGAGAAGAACTAATCCAATTCCGTAAAGCATGGGAACGTAATGAAGGCGGATGTCTTGACTTAATTATGGATCAGTGGGACGATACTGAAGCTGATAGTGTAATTGAGGAAAATGACACTGAAGAACTAAATAACCTTGATGAAAATTTAATACCTAACGGAGAATAGATTTATATGTCAAGTACACAAGAAGCGGCTAGTCTGGTGGAGATTTGGACTAGCCTAAAAAATTATATTCCACAAAAAGAACGTTTACAGGCAGCAGAACATTTTTTAAGTACAATAGATCAAAACGCACTTTGCGATTTAGAGCAAAACGCACTTGAACTGTTTGGTATTTGCGAAACACTGGATCGTGCTCTTAAAGAATATGTTCCTGAAGATGAGTATGAAGAACTTGAACACGAGGATTGGTAAAATCTATGACTAATTGGTTAACTCGCATTAAACAAGATTTAGCCAACATCGTACCAGCCATTGACTACTATGAAACTGAATTAACTGAAGCACGTAAGGATATTTCACTACGTGGTAATATTGAGAAACATAGTAGAGATATGCCAGGCGTAGTTGAGAACAGATTTAGCCAGTTGCAGGAAATTGAGAGTATTTTAGAATACCTTAATATTGAAATGCGCAAGATTAGAAGCGCCAAGTTTCGCAAGTTTCTTGAAAACTACAACAAAGCATTAAGTAGCCGTGATGCAGAAAAATATGTAGACGGTGATCCTGATGTTGTGGACCAACAGCACCTTATTAATGAGTTTGCACTGTTAAGAAATAAATTTATTGGTATTACCAAAGCACTGGATACCAAACAGTTTCAGCTGAATAACATCGTAAAGTTAAGAGCTGCTGGACTTGAAGATGTAAGTTTGTAACGGAGGGTGTGGCCAGGCCTAGAATTAAATAGCTAACTTACGTTGCATAATGTTGATTTTGTTGTCTGCAAAACCTCTCCGTTACAAAAATACTTATAATAAAACCCAATAAATCATAAAAAAAGGCTGAATTTTCCATAGTGTAGGATATTTCAGCCTTGAAGAAGTAAAGTAACCCTAGGGTTTACTTACGTTGCCATATTGCATATAGCACCCAGATAGCAATTAAACCCATAAGGCCTTCTGCGCCGAGTGTACTGAGCATGTTACTAACGTTGCTCACAACACTTACTTCTGGAAAGAATGGAATATTGCCTAAGCCTAGCACTTCGACTACGATCATTAGAGCAGCAATGCTGACACCTAATTCTGCTAGAGCTCCTGCCCATCCTTTTACTTTGTTTAGCATATCCATGATATACCTCCCTTCTTCTTGGCTTGCTATAAGCGGAAATCCGCTTATGCACTAGTACTTATCATAAAAACATGTTTTTTCAAAAAAATTACAACCTATTGATTAATAAGGAAACTATCTGTTACATTTTTGTTGACAACCAAGACGTTTTACTTTAAAGTATAAGGGTAAGTTAAGAAGGAGACACTGATGTCCATGATAAATTTAAAAGAAGCAGTTGAATATGATACATATGCTGAGTATTGTGCATCACGACGTGAAGTCGGTCTCAGTGTTATTCCAGAATCTTTGTTTAATGCTCTTAAAGAGGATATGTAATGCTTTATAGTATTATTGGCGGTACCAAGAAAGAACGTGAAGCAGTTACTGAAGCACTTTGGTTTGCCAAAGAATACTGGCTGCCACGTCACCGTAAACTGGTTGTTGATGTAGAAATTGCCCCAGGGTTAGAAGCAGAAGCAGACTGTTTTGAAGGCTGTGACGACCGTGAATATGAAATACGTATTCGTAAAGGACTGAGTTACGAAGATTTAGTAACAGCAGTGTTTCATGAGTTTGTTCATATCAAACAAGATGTACGTAAAGAGTTTCCTATGTTTGAGCCTAGTGAAATTCCTTACTTTGATCGCCCTTGGGAGATTGAAGCATATGCTGAACAAGAAAAAATGTGGAAAAAATTTACAAGTGTTTGATTTTAAAGGAAACCTTTTTCCGCATTTTTGTTGACAAGTAAAACGTTTTACTTTATATTATAAGAGTAAGTTAAGAAAACAGGAGTTACAAAATGGCTTTCATGAATCAAGAAAAGAAAAAAGCACTAGCACCAGGTATCAAAGCAGTGCTAAAAAAGTACGGCTATAAAGGTTCAATTGCAGTTAATAATCACAGTACTCTTGTTGTTAACATCAAAGAAGGTGTTGCTGATTTTATTGGTATGGCAAACGAAAAGAATCGTGAGATTGCAGAACGCCGCAATCATCCTTATTATCCAAGTGAAGGATACGTTCAAGTTAACACTTATTATCCTGAGCATTACGGTGAAGCAAAAGAGTTTTTGGAAGAACTTATTGCTGCAATGAAAGGCACTGGTTGGTATAACAACACAGACGCACAGATTGACTACTTTGATATTGCTTACTACTTGGATATCAATGTTGGTCAGTGGAACAAGCCCTATGTATGTACAGCAAAAGAAATGGAGACTGTGTAATGAATATAGACTTTACTAAAATTGAAAATGTAATCGTTGAAGGTATTGACATGAACGATTATCCTAAATTCTGTGATGCGTATATCGGATCCGCAGATATTGATGGAGTTCCTGCTACTGATACAGAACTTGATGCTATCAATGAAAACTTTGACTTTCTTTACGATGCTATACAGGAGGCACTTTACTAATGGCTTACAATAAAGAATCGGTTAATCGTGCAATCGCAACTAGCCGCAAGCCTATTAGCGGCAAAGAAGCAAAACTTATTCATGCACTGTTGAAAGGACGTGGATAAATGTATTATGTATATGATGAAAATAAGTCTATTGTAGCAGTATGCACTCATAAACGTGATGCTGACGGCTTGGCACACAGTGCAATCGCTGATAAAAAAACTTACTTTATCACAACAAAAGCCATTGACAAAGATTCAGATAAATCGTAATATAACATTGTAACAGACACAGAGGACACCATGGCACGTAAATCATATGAAATTATGGAAGTACTAGCAACATCGATTGCAGTAGACGAGGCTCAGGGCTTTATCAAAAGCGGCCATGGGTTTTACGATTATGAAAATAAATGCAATGTCTTTGATAACAAGACTGCTATCCGTTACATTATTAATGATGTTAAAGAGGCAGAAGACATTGATGTTACAGTAACTAGCAAACATATGGAAAAGGCTGAAGAGCTTAAAACATATTTTGACAGTGTTATTGTTATGAAAAAGCTCACTGGCAACTTTAATGGTTTTGAAGATACAGTGGGTAATATTCTTAATAAAACAGAAGTAGACAACTACGGCATTAGCGTACTGGCGAGTTTGCCTAACAGTATGCGTATTCAGAAACAGCGTGACGACATGGATGACTTTTATGAAGACATGCGACAGTCTAGCGAGTATGTTGGTAAAGTAGGTAGCCGTGGTGCGTTCTCATTGTTTATTAAAGATGTGAAATATATCGCAAAATACGGCATCCATTTGGTAACGGCTGTTGAATCTGATCAGAACTTGATTAAGTTCTTCTGGAGCAAGGATCCAGATATCAGTAATCTTATTGTAGGCAAAAGCATGCGTGTTACTGGTTTTGTAAAAGAGCAAAGCATCAGCAAGTTTAGCAACTGTAAAGAAACTGTATTAAATCGTGTAAAAATAGAAAAAAAGTGAAAAAAAAGGTTGACTTATCTTCTAGATGTGCTATCTTAATACTGTAGAGAGACAAAAACACAGGAGTGTAAAATGGAGAAAGTACGTATTTTAAAAGGCCAATACGGAGCAACAGAGATCAAGAATACTGTTGTAAAACTTGAAAAAGGTTTTAAACTTGGCAAAAAAGGCGGCTTTATTACAGTATGCGGCAAGGACGTAGCCGGACTACCGGATCGCAAGATTCGAGTTAAAGTAGAAGATATTAATAGTTTTGAAACAGTATCTGAGGAGACACCAATTGGTGCACCAGGTAGTAAAGTAGAAACAGATGAACAGATTATTGCACGTTTACGTGAACGTTTTGAGATCCTGGACGATATGACAAACGCAAGTATTGACGGTGTTGTACGTGGCATGGTAGTAACGGGCCCTCCAGGTGTAGGTAAAAGTTTCGGTGTTGAACGAGTATTAGATGAAGCGGCTGTTGCTGCAAAAATTACAAATGCTCCTCAACGTTACGGAATGGAAAAAGGTGCTGCATCAGCAATTGGTTTATATAAACTGTTGTTTGAGTATGCAGACCGCGGTAGTGTACTGGTACTAGACGATTGTGACAGTGTGCTTTATGACGAAACATCACTTAACTTGCTCAAAGCAGCATTGGACAGTGGTAAGAAACGCAACATTAGCTGGAAGTCAGAAAGCCGTGTACTGAGTCATGAAGGTATTCCAGATCGTTTCGAGTTTAAAGGCAGTGTAATTTTTATTACTAACCTTAAATTTGAAAAGGCACGTGGCAAGATTGCAGATCACTTGGATGCTATCCTTAGCCGCTGTCACTACTTGGACTTGACCATGGATACAATGCGTGAAAAGTTCTTGCGCTGTAAACAAATTGTAGCCGATGGCATGTTAGATGAATACGGTTTTGATAAAGCCGAGCAAAAGGAGTTGCTGGACTTTATTTACGAAAATAAGAATCGACTACGTGAACTGAGCTTGCGTATGGTTACCAAAATTGCGGACCTTAAAAAGATGAATAAGGATCGTTGGAAAGCATATGCAGAATCAACATGTATGAAACGAATTTAATTGGTTGGCGTCTCCTCTGTCTACGTCACTCTCACTCCTAGCTAACCAATTAATAGGGGGGACTGGAAACAGTTCCCCCGCTTTATTCTTGACAATCTAAATGGAAATCATTATATTACTAGTATGGCAAAAATTATTTTAAAAGATGAAGTAAATTGTAAAATAGAAGGTTTGGACCTGGATACTAGACGCAAACTAGTAAACAAGTTCAGCTTTATGTTGCCTTATGCCTATCATGTGCCTGCATATAAACTGGGTCGTTGGGATGGCAAGGTCAATTACTTTAACGTGGGTGGTAGTACATACATTAATCTATTGGAAGAAATACTTCCAATCCTGTTACAGGAAAACTATCAGGTTGATATAGAAGATTTACGCACACCAATTAACTTGGATTTTCCACAGATTACAGCAGAACATTTTAGTGATAAACTATGGCCTGAAAAGCACCCAGCGGCAGGTGAGCCTGTTGTACTGCGTGACTATCAAGTAGAGATTATCAATCAGTTTTTAGCCAATCCACAATGTTTGCAAGAGATTGCAACTGGTGCTGGTAAGACACTGATTACAGCCGCACTAAGTAACCTTATTGAGCCATATGGGCGCAGTATTGTAATCGTACCCAACAAGGACTTGGTTGTACAAACAGAAGCAGATTACATCAACTTGGGTTTGGATGTTGGTGTGTATTTTGGTGACCGTAAAGAGTATGGCAAAACACATACTATTTGTACATGGCAAAGTTTAAACAGCATGGAGAAACAATTCCGTGATGGCAAGAGCGACTTGAGTATTGTGGACTTTGCACAAGATGTACAGTGTGTTATTGTTGACGAGGTACACCAAGCAAAAGCAGACGTCTTAAAGAAACTATTAACAGGAGCATTTGCTCGTGTTCCTATCCGTTGGGGACTAACTGGTACTATCCCCAAAGACGATGCAGACAAGATAGGACTAACAATTACACTGGGGCAGGTTGTAAACAAACTAGCCGCAAGTGAGTTACAAGACATGGGTGTACTTGCACAGTGTGAAGTAAACGTGCTTCAGATGCAAGACACTGCGGAATACAGTAATTATCAAGAAGAGCTAAAGTACTTGACTACTGACAAACAACGACTGGACTACATGGCCAAGTTGGTTAAAGGGTTAGCAGTTGATGGAAATACTCTTGTATTGGTTGACAGATTAAGCGCAGGGCACGGGCTAATGGAAAGATTGCCTGAGGAAACTGTGTTTATTAGCGGTGCTATGAAAAGTAAAGACCGCAAAGATGAATATGATGAAGTCAGCAGTGCTGATAATAAAATCATCATTGCAACTTATGGCGTGGCGGCTGTAGGCATTAACATTCCCAGAATTTTTAATCTTGTACTGGTAGAACCAGGCAAGAGCTTTGTGCGTGTTATCCAGAGTATTGGACGTGGCATACGTAAAGCAAAAGATAAAGACAGTGTGCAAATTTGGGATATTGCAAGCACTGCTAAATTCAGTAAACGGCACCTGCGTGAGCGTAAGAAGTTCTATAAAGAGGCAGAATATCCGTATACTATAACTAAAGTAGATTATAGAAAATGAAAGTATTAACAGTAGAAAACCAGACATATGAGCTAGACTTTGTTCCAGATGAAATAGATGATATACGTTACTGTGTACTAGATTACAGTAATAAGCATGATGCAGATTACTTCTTTGTGCCACTAGTATTCTTGGAAATTTTTAATGCGCCAGCAGCAATCTTAAAAATAGGTGAAAACACAGTTAAGATGCCACTGGACTGGAGTTTAATTATATGTGAGCCAGATGTAGGCGAACCAGAAGTAGTACCCATTACAGGACTAAATGATCGTGGCTTCCATGCATTTACATTTAATCCTATTACTGGGTTCTTGCCCAAGTTTCAGCCAGTGGAAATTACAAATGTGTATAATGATGTCAAGTGGCATTTTCCTAAATTAAAATATGGACACTTGTTGGCTGTTCCACTAAGTAATGAAGAAGGAGCACAGTGTGCATACTTTGTAAAAGAAACAAGTAAAGTACCTGATGTTCTTGACACATATCACTTATGGTAATATTATAAATTATGAGCAATAAACTAACAATTAAAGAAGAAATGCGAGCGATTGATCAGCGTGATATGGGCTGGTGGGATACGCTAACAGAAGAAGAACAAAAAAAGATCAGTCCCTGGGTACTGATGCGATATACCAGTGCATGTGATACTAATCATGATGAGATCCGTGATCACTATTTGACAATGACAAATGCACTGGTTAATGTACACTTTAATGTATTGAGACATCATCCACAACTACAACATCGACTATTGCAAATAGTGGGTATTGGTAAAACGCAGTATCATCCTTGGATAGCACCAGGAAAAAGACAAAAAAAGAATAAAGTGGCAGAATGGTTGCTGGAATTATATCCTGGATTAAATGAAGATGAACTAGACATCTTATTGCAAAGTGATAAAAAAGAATTAAAAGCACTGGCTGAAGAAACAGGAATGACAGATAAACAAATCAAGGATCTGTTTAAGTAATGTACACATGTGAGTATTGCAAAAAGAGCTTCAAGCGTGAAAACAGTCTTGCAGTACACATGTGTGAGCCCAAGCGTAGAGCTCTTAGCCGTAACGAGAAGCATGTGGTAGCAGGCTATAATGCATATAACTATTGGTATAAACTTGCCATGGGCAGTAAAAAAGACAAAACGTATGAGCAATTTAGCAGTAGTCAGTATTATAATGCATTTGTAAAGTTTGGTAGATATGTACTGGACATTCGTGCAGTTAATCCAGAAAACTATATCAAGTGGCTAACACTAAACAAAACAAGACTGGAAGACTGGTGTAAAGACAGCAAGTATAACAAATACCTGGCAGAACACAGTAAAACAGAAACAGCAGATCGTGCACTGGAGCGTTTTATATTAACAGCGGACAGTTGGGCATCTGATAAAGGGCTACACTGGAGCGATTACTTTGACAAAGCGCCAGCGCATGTTATTGTAAACCATATTGCAATGGGCAAAGTGAGTCCTTGGATAATATATAGTAGTGACAGAGCACAGGTATTTTTGGATAGTATACCAAGTGAAATGTTACAGCAGATTGCAAACACACTGGACCCAGCATTTTGGGTACGTAAAACAAAACTATTTCCACAAGATGTAAAATTTATAAATGAGACAATTGGATGATACCAGCAACAGATATTGATATTGACACTGCTGACCGTACAAAAGTATTAAAACTTTTCCCTAATGTACCAGCAATGATCCAACGTGATAAGAAGCGAGTAAAGCACAATACTGGTGTTTACTTTCATGACATGCCTAGTGATCCGTTTACTGGATTGGCAACTATTGATCATAAACTAGCAGAGCAACAGGGCTTTTTTAAAATTGATATACTTAATGTTGGGTTGTATAAAGACATTGAAAGTCCAGAGCATTTAGATAAACTTATGAACACTGAGCCCATGTGGGAGTTGTTAACACACACTGAGTTTACAGACAATTTATTCCACGTAAGTGAACACAGTGAAGTGCTCAAGCGTATGCAGCCTAAAACAGTAGAGCAATTAGCAGCGGTATTAGCAATTATCCGACCTGCAAAAAGACATCTGCTTGGAAAGTCCTGGGATGTAGTAATGAAAGATGTATGGACTAAACCTGCAGACGATGCATACTACTTTAAAAAAGCACATGCCATTGCCTATGCAGTTGCAGTAGTTGTACAGATGAATTTGTTATGTGAGTCTGTTGCATGAGTTTTAGTATAGACGAATTCCATGATAAAGGATTTGTTAAACTAACAGAATCCATGTCACACACTTGGTGTTTAAATTTTTTAAACTGGAGTCAGCTTCATATGGAAGCAGACCGTGGACATGATAATCTGGGTAATTATATTGCAAAGCCTAAAACACACATAAACTGGGCAAACTGGTGGAGTCAGGATTTAACCAATCTAGATTTTGTTGACGATGCTGTTAAATTTTACATGCCACACATCAGTAGACTACTGGACAATCCTGTATTGTATCACAGTGATTTAGTTGTAACTACAAACAGACACCAGGGTGTGCGTCCGCATATTGACACGCCATATAGATTTGAAAGTTTTAGTGAAGAAGAACGTTTACTTGGTGTACAGTGTTTGATTCCGCTTACCTCATTTACTAGGGAAAGTGGCGGCACTGCATTTGTTCCTGGTAGCCATCATACACAGTGGGATATTAAACGTTGCTATCGTGGCGAGTATAACGATTACTTTATAGCTCATAATGAACAACCTGAACTCAAGCCAGGTGAAATGCTAATGTGGCACCCAAGAGTGTTACACAGTGCAATGCCCAATACCAGTGTAGGTAATAGGACAGCCGCTCTACTGTTATTTGTAGAGCGTGAATATTATGATGAAATTCGTGTTATAGATAATATCTTTAAGTAGATTTTCTTACTAATTGTACGTTTTTTCTTTTAACTCTTTTTTGCATAATATCTCTTAAACATACACTAGGCCCTTGCACAATTTCAAAATCCTTACTGGTAAATGATTGTAAGCAGTTTTGAAAGACTTTAAATCTCCCTCCCATTACTATATTAATAGGAAGTTGTCTATTAGTTTCCCACCACCATTCATTACCTAATTCTAAGAATAGTTTTTTGTGTTCTGGATCTTTAATTAATTCATATAGATACATGCTTATTACATTTGCATCTTGGTTTTGAATTATACCAACATACTCATTGTTTCCATATGTAGTTAAAGTTAAAAACGGAAAATTATCTAAAAGTAATTTATATTTTTCTGGTATCGCCATAATATTACTTATCTTCTAATAAATACAGTAGGAGAACAAAAAACATGACACAAGGTACCGGATATATTTACAGTCAGCGTGGTGACGTAGTACTTGGCAAACGTACAGGCACTACAAGGAATCAACCAAGCAATTACAAGCCTTTTAAAATCTTAAAGGGTGTTGATACAGTTATCACATTTTTTATTCGTGATGTAAACGGATGCAAAATACAATTGCACGATAAAACAATCAAAGCAGTTGTAATGAAGCATGACGGACATCACGTATTAGTACAAAAGAATTTACGTGTACAGGATGTCAAAAACGGTGTTGCAACACTACATCTTTCTCCAGGTGATATTGCAAACATGGGTGCTGGGTTTTATGATATCTTGTTAACTTGGCAAGATGAACTAAACCGTGTACATGCACTTCACAGTGACGCAAACTACCGTTATTGCTATGTTGCTGAAGTTGTAGACGATTGTGGTCCTATGCATATGGATGCACAGTCAGCATACAGTGACTATGCACTTGGTTTACAAGATCCAGACGATACAGTTTACCCACTGGGTATTACAAGTAGTTATTGGTCAATTACACTAACTGCAACACTCAGTGTAGATATTACCTTTAGTCTAATGGTAGGCGTTAACTTAAATGTAGCACTGGGACTTAGTTCTGGCTGTGGTGCAGTCTTTAATGTTAGTATAGGCGTATCATTTGTAATCAATGCTAACTTTGTATATGATATAACATTTGTTTCAGCAGGTGCAGGCTATCAAGTTGGTGATGTAATTCTTGTTACTGGTGATCAACTGGGTGGTGTGCGTGGTGTAAACGATTTGCGCATACAAGTTGACAGTGTTGATTCAACTGGTGCAATCCAGACATACACTGTTACTGGTACACCTAATACAAGTGTATACACAATTGTAACAGAGCCTTTTGAAGGTCCAGCAAGCACCGTAGCAAACTGCGGCGGTATTAACACATTCAGTGTTACATATGCTGGTGGTGCTACTGGTACAGTACAGATGCAAGGTACACTGAGCCCTAATCCTACAAGCGATGCAGATTGGTTTGATGTTCCGCAAGTTTGTGGATATAACAAAGAAATTAAAGTAGCAAACAAGACAGGTACAGAAGCATACCAAACAGATGGTATGTTTATGTTCGTTAGATTTAAATTCACTTTAACTGTTGGAAGGGTTGACAAAATACACTATAGACGTTAATATGGTGTTATGCATTTGGTCCTTGAGTTCACTAAAAATCTGATCCCCGTTAATTGGAAAACTACTGGCACAGGCTGGACCAGTGGTAATTGTCCTATGTGTGTACAGAATGGACAAAGCAGACCAGATACAAAAAAGCGTGGTGGTTTTTATTTTGAAGAAGACAAGTTCAGATACAACTGCTTTAACTGTGGCTATAGTACAGGCTGGAGTGAAGGCAAGCAACTCAGCGGGCGTTTAAAGCGTTTGTACGGTGTGTTTGGTGCAGATAGTAGTGAAATACATCGTTTGCAGATTGAACTTATGCGTGAGCGAGATACTGCTGAACTGCTTATTAAAAAGAAAACGGAAGATAAAGAAGTTAAAATTGACTGGCCAGAAATACCACTGCCAGCTCAAACACAAGATTTACACACTGCTGAACTTAGTGAAAAAGAACTGCCCAAGTTTGTCAGTGCATGTGAGTTTTTAAGTGATAGAAGTTTACTGGATTATCCAGACTGGAAATACAGTACATTTAGTCATTTTAAAAGTCGTGTTATACTTCCGTTTTATTACAAAGGAAAAGTTGTAGGGTATACTGCACGTTGGATTGGCGATGTGCCAAATAAAGAAACACCCAAGTACTATGTACAACAACCTAAAAACTTTGTTTATGGATTAGATAACCAACATGCTGAAAACCGTTTTGTTATTGTGACAGAAGGACAGTTAGATGCGCTAAGTATTGGTGGAGTTGCTATTGGCAGTAATAGCATGAGTTTAGACCAATCTAAAATTATTGAAAAATTAGGCAAGCGTATTATACTATTGCCTGATGCAGATAAAGCCAGTATGCGTTTGGTTAGGCAGGCTATTAAACGTAACTGGATGGTTAGTTTTCCGCCCTGGGACGATGGGGTTAAAGATGCAAATGATGCAGTACAAGCATATGGAAAACTGTTTACTATAAAAAGTATAATTAAGTTTGCAGTGGATAATAATACCAAGGCAGAAGTTATGGCAAAAGGTTACTGTAAATGAGAAGAAGTTATACACCACGGTATGATGCACACGCCGCAAAAGAAGCATTATTTGAGGTAGAATATTTGAGGCACATATCAGCACATGCAGAAATAAAGAAACGTTTGGAAAATAAATTTGCTTGGGTACCAACAAAGATGAAAAGTGGCTCGATTGTTTGGCTAAAATCGTATATAATAGAATATACATATGTTGATTTAGCAACAACGGAACGCTTTTTAGGTGAAAAATATTACACAAATGATGAATATATAGAAGCAAAATTAAAAGGTGAAGTCATTTAATGGCAGAAGATTATAACGAAGAATTACAAAAACTGTATCTGGAGTTTTTGCAAGCGGATAGAGAATTGTTTGTTCGCTGCAACGCTATCTTAAATGCAGATTATTTTGATCGCAGTCTACGTAATGCAGTGCGGTTTATGCAAGAGCATGTTGAAAAATATGGCGACATGCCTACACTTGAACAGATGAAAGTCAAGGGTAATGTAGAGCTACAGGATTTGCGTGACAACACACAAGCACATCAAGATTGGTTTTTAGATGAGTTTGAAAAGTTTTGTAGACACAAGGGTTTAGAAAAAGCAATCTTAGCAAGTACTGACAAACTGGAAAAAGGCGAGTTTGGCAGTGTTGAAAAGATGATTAAAGATGCTGTACAAATTGGACTTGCGAAAGACTTGGGTACAGACTACTGGAGTGATCCAGCAGCAAGACTACAAATTATTAAAGAGCAAAAAGGCGGTACTAGCACTGGTTGGACAACCTTTGACAAGTTTTTGTATGGCGGATTTAACCGTGGCGAACTAAACATCTTTGCAGGTGGTAGTGGATCTGGTAAAAGTTTGTTTATGCAGAACATCGCACTAAACTGGGTACTGGCTGGTATGAACGTAGTTTATGTAAGTCTCGAGCTTAGTGAAGAGCTGTGTAGTATGCGTATGGACAGTATGCTAACAGGATATAGTACTCGCGACTTGTTTAAGAATATGGAAGATGTAGATCTTAAACTGCGTATGACAAGTAAAAAAGCAGGTAAACTACAAGTTGTACAATTGCCAAATGGATGTAACGTAAATGACTTGAAAGCATATTTAAAAGAGTATCAGATCCAACATGGTGTAACAGTTGATGCAATGTGCGTGGACTACTTGGACTTGATGTCTCCAGCAGGTAAAAAGATCAGTGCAAGCGACTTGTTTATTAAAGACAAATATGTAAGTGAAGAACTACGCAACTTTGCAATTGAGCAGAATATTTTGTTTGTTACAGCATCGCAGTTGAACCGTGCTAGTGTTGATGAAGTAGAATTTGATCACAGTCATATCAGTGGTGGTATTAGTAAGATTAACACTGCTGATAATGTTGTAGGTATCTTTACAAGTCGTGCAATGCGTGAACGTGGTAGAGCGCAAATACAGTTTATGAAAACACGTAGTAGTAGCGGTGTTGGCCAAAAACTAGACTTGGCATTTAATATTGAAAGTTTGCGTATTACTGATTTGGATGATGATGAATTAGAGGATATGAATAGCGGAACTAGTGCCATTTATGACAAGCTCAAGAAACAAAGTGAATCCAGCCAAGCTGGAATTGTATCTCAGACAAACAGTGTGGTTGAGACGGCCGTCAATAACACTGATAAGCTACGAAGTATTCTTAAACGTGCAGAATAAGATTTCTTCATCACTCTTTACTACAGGATTAAAACATGCTATATAGTAATTATTGTCTACACTTACACAGTGCTCCTGTGTCAACGTCACTTCTTATCCATCACAGGGTCTATCAATAATGTACAGTTTTTTATTTTTTGCAGTTTTATTCCCCTTCACTAATAATTATCTAAATTCGCTAAATACTACTAACAAAAGGGTTGATATGCTATGAAAAGACGTACTAGATCTATTCTTGAAGAGATCAACAGCATTGGCGACACTCATGATCGTAAATATATTGTTGAAAACACCGCTAGTAATGTCATTACCAGTGCAAGTAACTTGATTAAACTTATTACGGAAACGTATGATGAGCAAACCAGTCAGGACCTTGTCAAACGTTTAATTAACAGTATCAGAACCCAGGATGAAATGAAGTTTAAAAGAGGCATTAAAAAAGCGAATGAAAGTAAAGGACATTCTGGGAACTAATCCCCTTAACAAAAAATATAGAGGACAACGCAAGCCACGTCATCGTGGCCGCGATCTTCGTGAAGGCGGAAGTGCACCAGGTGTAGGTCCAATTCATATTGACGAAATTAAACCTACACTAGAACCATTATCAAAAGATTTAGGTGTTGACTTATATAGCCAAGCACTAGGTAGTGTTGGCAAGAAGCAATTTAGTGGCGATATTGATGTTGCAATTGATATTCCGCCAGAGAAACTTGAAGAGTTTGGCGAAAAATTAAAAAATCATCCACTAATTTCTTACTATTCAAAAACAAGCGTGTTTATTACAAAAATTAAAATTCAAAATTATGATCCTGACCGTGAGATGATTGATCCACGTACTGGCGAAAACCGTGGTGTTCCTGAAGGACGTACTGGGTTCGTTCAAGTAGACTTTATGCCTGGTAACCCTAAGTGGATGAAAACATATTACCACTCACCACATGAAAAAGACAGCAAGTACAAAGGTACATTCCGTAACATTATGATTGCCAGCATTGCTGGTAGATTAAATGTAGTTGCAAGTGATGAGAAAACTGAAGATGGACGCCCAATGGAAATGGAACGTTGGATGTGGAGTTCAAATGGTTTAGTGCGTGTTAAACGTACACCTGTTCCTAAAAAGAATGGCGAAGGTTATACAAAGCAAAACAAAAACGAAGTAATTGATGGACCATTTTATGATGATGCAGAAATTGCCAAAAAACTAAAATTGGACAGTCCTGCGGATATGTACAGTTTTGAAACATTACTGGCCGCTGTTAAGAAAAATTACAGTAAAGAACTAGCGTCTGCAATTATTAATGATTTTAAAAACAACAAACAAGTAATAGACATGGGTATGCCAGATGAAATTTCGTGAGTTAATTACTGAAAACAAAAAGCCCATAATGGAAAAGGCTGAAGCACGTATCCAACACTTGGAGGATATGGTGTTGTTTAGTGGCAGTGCAGGTGCACGTAAGGCACTGGACACACTGGAAAACATTCAATCCAATCCCAAAGCAATCACTGTAAAGTGGGACGGCTCACCAGCAGTTATTTTTGGTAGAGACGAACGTGGTGATTTTATTCTTACAGATAAAAGTGGCTTTGGTGCCAAGGGTTATGACGGTAAGGTAAAAAGTGCCAAAGCATTACAAAATATGTTATTAAGCCGTGGTAAAGAAGCACCAGATGATAGCCGTAAAGCATTTGCAGCAAACATGGCCAACAGTTGGAGTGTTTTTGAAAGCAGTGTGCCAAAAGACTTCCGTGGTTATATGTGGGGCGATTTGCTTTACTATGATACACCACAAGTAGAAGATGGTGACTTTGTTTTTAAACCTAACCTAGTAGTATATCGTGTAAAAGCAGATAGTGATATTGGTAAGCGTATTGCACGTAGTAAAGCTGGTGTTGTTATCCACATGTATCTTGATTTAGAAGGTAACAAGTCTAGAGCTGATGCAAATGCACTAAATGAAGGTGCACTACTTGTAATGCCTCCAGTTACAGCACAACAGCCGCCAGTAGTAGACAAAAATATTTTTGCTAAAGCAGAGTCGCTACTAAACAAAAGTGGCAACAGTATTGACAAACTATTGGATGACAATACACTAAGAGCACTTAAAATTACAGATTTAAAAAATGTTCTTTATAGTTATGTTAACCACAAAGTAAAGACACGCAGCCTTGATAACTTGGCAAATGAATTTGTTGACTGGTTAACTGGTAGTAAAGTAAGTGGCGTTAAACAGGAACGTATTAAAGAACATATTAGTAGTGATCCAGTTGCATTCCAAAATTTGTTTGCACTTGTTACAAGTATCATGCAAGCAAAGAACGATGTAATTAAACAATTAGACAGTCAAGAAGCAGATGTAGAAGCATATACAGACGGCGAGCGTGGCGGCGAAGGCTACGTTATTGGTACAGGCGATGCTAAACTAGTTAACCGTAGTGGTTTTAGTGCAGCAAACCTTAATAAAGTAAAGTAATAAATATCAATATGGACAAGAAATATACAGCAACGGAATGGGCAATGATGGAAGGTGGTCACACTGTACCAGAATCTTCCAACAAGTTCAGCTTCGTTAAAGACTTAAATGAAAGTAGCCAATATCGTACTCGCCAAAATGTATATGGCGTTAGTGCTAGAGAACTTGCGGATCATGCATTTATTGATCTAATGACACTTTGGATACTTTATAATGAATTTGATTATGCACCAATCAGTATCAAGTATGCTGCAAAAACAATGATGTACGGTGGCTTCCGTAATTATAGACAAAGCGGTACAGACTTGTATATGACACTGCACTTTATTACAAACAAAGACGCAGACGCTATCAAAGGCGGCGGTGCAGACAATACATTACTACAGCGTATTAATGTACCAGAAACAAGACTTAAAAACTATCTTAACCAAATGAAATACAATCAATTATCACAAGGTCAAGCAAGACAGTTTTTACAAGAAATGGAACGCAAGTTATATGTAACAAATAGTAGTTACCGTAGTGTAAGAAGATTGGCACAAGACTGGCCAAAACTAAATGAAACACAACGTGCACTAGTAGTTACACGTATACTTCAGTTTTATAGAACACACGCTAGAAGAAGTGAACTATTTGGATTCTTATCTGACCTAGCACGTAGTAAAAAATTAGAAATTAGAAACGCAAACAACGCAGAACAACCAAAAAGTAAAACAACAGCAACAATAGCAAAAGCAGCCGCACTGGGCGCAGCAGGCTATGCTGGGTTCCAAATTGGTAGATCAATTGGTCGTAAATTAGTATAATAAAAAATGACACAAGATGAAGATGGGTTGGTGTATTATACAGCATACACACTTGTTGATATCACTGACAGTAAAAACACAGATCCAAGAAGTCCTGACAAGTTAGGATATAATCAAGCACAAAACTTAAATGTATTGTTACAGTTGATTGGATTAAGAGCACAGCCTATTGTATTGGGCATCAGCAAGTATGAAGATCAGGATCTGGGCGATTATAAATTTAATCACACTGGCAAGCACACAGTTTGGAAATTGGTGTTTAAAACTGAGTATGCAAATGCTTGGGCAGCAAATGGAAACTTGACACATCATTTAGAGCAAGATTGTAATGGTGTAGCAGTTAGTACTGGCTTAACAGAAACTGCTGATATGAAAAGCAAGACATTTGCACTAAATGACAATCTTTACTTTACCACTAGTGTAAAATTATAAAGTAGTCTTATTATCTACACGATATAGTATATAAATATTAACGTAGAAGGATTGATTCCTTTTAATAGGCAACATTAACTAGGCACAAAACACAGGCTCAACACTCACTATTAACGCATCTCACGATCGGAGATGGAAAAGTAGGTAACGAGAAATGTCCGAACTGGAAAGAACAAACCTAGAAGCTCATGTTGATCTCTGTCAAGAGAGGTATAGAGTTTTGGAAGAAAAAGTAAACAGACTTTCTGATGGTCTAGATCGTCTAGCAGGCGATATGCGAGATATGAGAGAAGAAAATATCAAGCAGCATCAGAGTACAAATAAAATGCTTATCGTAACCGCTGGAACTGTTATCAGTGGGTTGCTTGGCACAATAGTGACAGTACTACTGGCACTATCCTAACTCCTTGAAGAATTTATCAATAAGATAAATATCGTTAAGGAGTTTTTCTATGCATTTAACAGAACTTTTTGAAAGCGCAGTAACCGAGGCTAAGATGGTCTGGGCTCGCAAAGGCAAACAAATTGCTCGTAAATTTCGTTGCACAGTTGGCAATCGTAAAGGTAGAGTAGTTAGTAACCCTAGTCAGTGTTTTGCGCCTGTTGATTTGAAAAAACGTTACACCTTAAAAAGAACAAAAGCTAGGCACGGTGCTAAAATGGCACGTAAAGCCAAGAGAACTAAAAAGTTTTCAGCAGCTAGTAGAATGGTAAGGCAGCTAAACAAATGAGATTACTAGAAGGACTAGAAGAATACGGACATGAAATGCATCGTGCATTACAGGCAATGTTAAAAGAACTGTTTAACGTTGATGTAACAGAAGACGAAGCCCGTAAAATGACAGATAAACTTTCACTTAGTGATGTACTACGTTTAGACACTGCTATTGAAAATCATAATGAAGAATCTATTGCTGATATTTTAGGCACAGATTTAATACAAATGGAATACAGTTTACCAGGACGTGCTGGTCTACAGAGTACAGCAAGTACACGC